CCGCTTCAGGCGCTGCTAGGCAAGGCGCGCGATCGCCGGTAGCCAGTGCATCGCAGGTCGATTGCGAGCAGCGCCAGGCGCGCCTGCCAAGTCCATGCAGGCAAGCCCTCGACGGCTGGCAAGCACTGCTTGACGGGCCGCCCTGCACTCGTTCAAGGCACTGCCAAGCACTGCCAGGGCAAGAGCACTCGACCAGCTGGCAAGGCATCGCTCAATCGCCGTCGCGTGGCCGCCGGTTCGTCGAGTCGAGTGGTCGAGTCAGCGTCGAATCCAAGCGCGATTCTCGCTTTTAGCCACAAGTGCCGAAAATCGGTGAGGGCATGCAGCGCCGCTTAGAATCGCTCCCAGGGCATACAAGCCTACTTAGGTAGTTTGGTATCAAAAAGTTCAGGCATGCCCCAGCGTCGAGTTACAGGCCGCTACGGGCTAGATACAAATAGGTAACTACGGAACACCGGCCCTAAATTCAGAACAAAAGTGAACGCGCACTACATATTGTGTGTCATACTCCATATAGTGGCGGCTCTCAAGCTTAGGCGCAATATCTTGTGCCCATGCAGCCGGGCCGCCCAATTCGCCCTATTTGGAACAAAATCGGAACCCTGTTCTCGACGCGCCATAGCTCCCAGAGCGATTTTACGCGCCACTGGGTAGCCTCTGAATTTTCCGGTAGTCTGATACACCTGCGAATCCGGAACATTCAGCCGAAAAAGAGAACAAACTAAAGGCAGAACAAAGTGCCGATATGCGGAACAAAATAATCGCCGCCGCCGTCGCCGGTCAACGCGATTCTGGCACTCTCAAGCGTCGAGTGCCAGGCGTCGCCGGTCATCGGGCCGCCACTGCCAGGCGGCCGCAGTGGTTTAGTAAATTAGTTTAGCTAGGTAAACTTCACACACGCCGCCGGTCGCGGTCGGATGCTGCTAGCACTCGCTATCGACGAGTGCTAACGCCCTTGACCGGGCGCATCATCGCCGCCGTTAGCACTCCCAATCGTCGAGTGCCAAGGCGCGCCCGGTCGCCCGATGCTGCAATGCAGCATGATTTTTCTGCGCTGCAGCATTTACATGCCGCGGTGCAGCGTGGTTCTTGGCATTTGGTATGTGGTATTTTGGGATCTGGTATCTGGTATTTCGCATACGGTATACCATAGCGGGTCCTTCTGGCCCGCCGGCCCACCGGGCGGGGAGCGCGGAGCCGCCGATCTTGGCAGTTTTTTGCACGAAAACGACCTGATTTGCCGACATGCGACATGATTCTACCCATCAATATTCGGAATTCTCGACGGGTATTGGCTCTGAGACGAAAAAATTAGCGGAAATTAATGCCGATGCTCAAGTTCCACCCTAAATCCCCCATCTTCCGAATCACTCGGATCCAGCAATGAATTTCCGGTTTTCAAATTCATCATTTTTTCATCATTTTTTTCTTTCAAATTTTCTTCCGAACGGCAGCCCATGCACACACCCCCTAGCCCCCCCTTAAAGGGGGGCGTAGGGTGTGTGCATATTGGGCTAATCGTCAGAATTTTTTCGATTTCGATTTGGGCTTGGGTTTCGGGTTTGGATTTCAGTTCTCATTCCGGTCGAGACATGAATCTCGCTCCGGCAAAATAATATTTGACAACTTTCGGGAAAACGCTTTAATTGGCCGCATGGAAAACGTCATACGCCCAGACCACATCAACACCGAAGCGTCACGCACTGAAGCATCCCGCGACTGCAAGCCGCTCAAGGTTCCATTTGATTCCGTGGATCGCATCGCCAGTGCGTTAGAGCGGATAGCCGACACCTTGGAATCCGTTGCAGGCCCAAGCAAAAAAATCGAAGTCGGCAGGGAAATTGTCGGCACTCAATCGACGGGCGAGGGTTCGGCATCGGCTTCGAAGCCGTCAACTCTGTTCGACCACGTTGCCAAGGCCGGCCCGCCGAGGCATCCTACAGCGGACGAATTGGCGGTGGCGTATGGCGAATTTTGCAATTTGTTCAAGAACGATGAAGAATTGCAATTCTTGATTAGCTTGCTAACCGATACGCTCTCAACCGCGGGCGTGGAAAAGTTTAGCGATTTGGAAACAGGCACGAGCAGGCTTCACGTCCTCCGGTGCCTGAGGCGTCTGGCAGCTGGATTCGTTGATGGCGGAATCCCTGCTGCGACGATGATTCTTGAGACCATCGTCAGCGAGTCGCAGTTTGATGTCTAATGCCGGATGTTGAAGGCTTCGATTTCACCGAAGGCGTTAGCGGCCCGTGGCTGGCTCAAGCCTTCGGAGTAACCCAGCAGACAGTCAGAAATAGGCTCGCGCTCTGCGCCAAGCGGAAGGTCCGCGGGCGCGGCGTGATGTATAATTTCAAGGAAGCGGTGGCGTATCTCACGCCGCATCCGAAGGCCTCAATCGAGGAATATCTCGACACGACGGATCCGGGCGACCTGCCGATCCGGTTCCAGAAGCAGTATTGGGAAATGCGCAAAAAGCGTCTCGAAGTCGAGAAGATCGCGGGCGAGCTTTGGCACACGGACGACGTGCGGGACGCATTCAGCGAGGTCTTTCAGCAGATCAAGGCGGTCTGCCAGCTTTGGCCCGACGACGTGGACCGGGCCGACGGGCTGACGACCGAGCAGCGCAAGACGCTGGTTCAACTGTCCGACTCGTTCCAGGACGCGATTTACGCGAAAATCGAGGACACGATGACCAAGCGCGATACGCGGAGCGCGTTCCAGGACATCGAAGACGAGATCGCGGGCAAGCCGCAGGACGAGGTTAAGGAATCGCCGAAGCCCAAGGCGAAGCCGCGGGCGAAAGCGTCTTCGACCGGCAGCGTTCAGGATCGGCTTCGGGGATTGATGTGAAGCGTCTCGAGGGCATAGTGATGGAAACCGCGCAGGCGGTGCGGTCGCCGGAGCGCCTAACGGTTTCGGAGGCGAGCGAGAAATACATCGTCTTGAACAATCCCGGATCCTTCTCCGGATACTGGAAGAATTCGATGGCTCCGTATCTCGTGGAAGTGATGGATTCGCTCACCAGCTACGATTTGACGGGTGTCGTCATGGTGGCGCCGGCGCAGTGCGGCAAGACGCAGATCTGCGTCAACTGGATGGGCTACTCGATTATTTGCGATCCTTTGAATTTCATGCTCGTGGAGAAGACTCAGACGACGGCGCGGGACTTCTCGCGGATGCGCTTCGACAGCTTCATTCAGCAATGCCCGGAATTGCGCAAGAGACTCGCCCGCAAGCAAGATGACAACGTTCACGACAAGAAATTCAGTTCCGGATGCACCGTTCTCCTGTCATGGCCGACGAAGAACAATTTGGCCGGCAAGTCCATTCCCAGACTCGCGCTCACCGATTACGACCGGATGAGCCAGGACATCGACGGCGAGGGCAATCCGTTCGACCTGGCTAATGCTCGTATGACGACCTTCGGGCACTTCGGCATGGTGATGGCCGAATCGTCGCCTTCCTTTCCGATACAGGATCCGCGGTGGAGCGCATCGACTTCGCACGAAGGTCCGCCGTGCGAGGGAATCGTGAGCCTATACAACCGCGGCGACAGAAGGCTCTACTACTGGCTCTGCGTGGATTGCGGACAGGCGTTCGAGCCTGACTTCCGCCTTTTGCGCTGGCCTGAGACGGAAAACATTCTGGAAGCGGCCGAGCAGGTCTACATGCCCTGCCCGCACTGCGGATCCATCTATCACCACGAGCCTCAGGGCGCGAAGCCCGGCAAGCACGGCATGAACCGCGACGGGCTGTGGATTCGAGACAATATGCGCTACGTGAAAGGAGAAGGGCTTGTCGGCACTCCCATCCGGTCGAAAATCGCATCGTTCTGGCTCAAGGGGCCGGCGGCGGCGTTCAAGACGTGGACGGACATGACTTTCAAGTATTTGACCGCCAATGCGACTTGGGAGCGAACCGGCGCCGAGGAGGACTTGCGGACGACGATAAATGTTGACCAGGGCCTGGCCTACCTGCCGAAGTCGCTTGAGACGGAGCGCGTTCCCGAACGAATCATGGCAAGGGCCATTCACATGGGGACGCGGACGGTTCCGACACCGGTCCGCTTTCTCGTCGCCGCGGTCGACGTTCAGAAAAACCGCTTCGTGGCGCAGGTTCACGGAATCGCGGACGGCAACGATATTTACGTTATCGACCGCTTCAATGTCCGCTTTTCGCTGGATCCCCACGAGGACAGGCCTGATCAGCAGCGCATCGTGCGGCCTCACTCGGAGGCGAAGGACTGGAGATTGCTGCTGCGCGAAGTCATGCTCAAGTCCTACGAGATCGACGACGGCACGGGGCGCGAAATGGCGATCAAGTGCGTCGTATGCGACTCCGGCGGTCTCGACGGGACGACGGCCAATGCATACGCATTCTGGCGCTGGCTGCGCAACGGCCCGAATCCTCGGGACGACGATTACGCGGAGTGGGAGCATGAATGGACGCCCGGCATGGGAGCGCGCCTCGCGCTCTACAAGGGCGACGTGCGGACGGATTCGCGGGCGCGGGTTACCTATCCGGACTCCGGCAAGAAGAGCGACGCGGGCGCGGGCGGCGAGATTCCGGTTCTGGCCTGCAACGCCAATCTGCTGAAGGATCAACTTGACGGGCTGCTCGACAGGGACTCCCAGGGCACCGGTCGGATATATTTCCCGAAGTGGCTTGATCTCGACTTCTATAAGGAGCTAACCGCGGAAGTCAGGAATCCTCAAAATTACAAGTGGGAGAATCCGAAGAAGTTCCGAAATGAAAGCTGGGACTTGCTCGTCATGACGCTGGCTATCCTGATTGAGCAGAAATACGTCGGCAGCGAGGGAATGGACTGGGCGAATCCACCCGATTGGGCCGACGTGTGGGATCGCAATCCGCTTGTCACGAAAAAGAAAGGCGACAAGAATCCCATTATCTCGAACCAGCGCACGGTCGACAGGAAGGGTCTGGCGAAACTGCTTGCCTGATTGCGGGAGTGCGGATATGGTGAGCGCATGGCGACGGCGGATCAGAAATTGGCAGAGGCGCAAGCGGCGCTGCACGACCTGTTGACGGGCAGGGCGGTCGCAATGGTGCGGGATCAGTCGGGGGACATGATTCAGTATTCCAGGGCCGACATCGGGAAATTGCGCGCCTACATCCAGGAATTGAAGAACGAGACGCAGGGAAGGACTTCCGCGCCTCTCAAGGTGTGGTTCTGATGAGCCTGCCGGTCGAGCAGCAGTTCAGGCACGCGAGGCTGATGTCGGGAGGCTACCAGTCGGCAAGCCGCTT